TCTACTCGGCGCAAGAAGACGCATGGGTGCAGATCCCGTCCGGCGCTCTCGCTGGCACGTTCGCCGTCGGTGCGTGCGGCACGGCCACCTCGGTCGGCCCGAGCGGCACGGCGACCGCTGGCACGACCTCGACGATTACGACGAACCTCACCCTGGCCCGTGACCTGCGCGGCTACAGCATCCACATCACCGGCGGCCCGAACGCTGGCGCGACACTGGCGATCTCGTCGAACACGGTCGGCGCCACCTCGGTAATCACGGTGCCGACCCAGGCGTCGGCGTTCACGGCGTCGACCACGTTCCGTCTGCTCACGCCCCGGTGGTACGTCCTGAACGCCATCACGGCGTCGGGCACCACCACGGCCAACGTGTTCAAGTTCTACGACTTTGCCCTCAACACCTGGGGCGCAGCCGAGACGGGCGCCACCGACGGCATCGCACCGGCGGCAGTGATCGGCACCGACTCCAAGCTGATCGCGACACCGTCGTGGCAGGGCGAGGGATATGCCGCATTCGCCACCGGCACCGCCACGGCAGGCGGCGCATCGACGCTGACGAACTCGGCCAAGACGTGGACGACGAACCAGTGGACGAACTATCAGGTCCGCATCGTGTCGGGCACCGGCGCCGGTCAGATCCGCACCATCGCCAGCAACACCGGCACGGAGCTCACCACCTCGGCGGCATGGACGGCGGCACCCGACGCGACCTCGGTCTACTCAATCGAGGGTAACGACGACTTCATCTACTACATGGGCTCGGCGGCGGTCACGCTGTACCGCTACAGCATTTCGGCGGGCACCTGGACGACGCTGTCGCCGACGGCTGCCCGTGCCGCCGCCCCGGCGGTTGGTATGTCCGGTCACTGGATCTGGGAAGCCACCGACGCAGCGTGGACGAACGAGTCGGCCATCCTGAACGGGCGGTACATCTACTCCTTCCGTGGTGGCGCTGGTGCCGTGCTCGACCGCTACGACATCGCTGCGAACACCTGGGCGAGCGCTCTGACGTACGCCCCGGCGACCGAAGTGTTCGGCGCTGGCTCCAAGTACGCCTACCGCAACAACGCCATCTACGTGCAGAAGGATGCGACGGGCCGATGGTTCCGGTACAACGTCGTTACCAGCGAGCAGGACGGCTGGTCGACGATGACCTACACCCAGGGTGCAGCCATCGCCGGCGACACGAGCTTCGACGTCCACTACGCCGACGGCGCCACCAAGATCGACTACGTCTACATGGTGCTGAACACCAGCACGGTCATGCTCCGGGCGATGGTCATCTGATGACCGTCGACGACCTGATCCGTCAGGCCCGTACGTGGGTCGCTCGTCAGACGGTGCTACGTGCCGAAGCGGTGCGCCTCGGCGACACGGCGGCCATCGCCGCCGCCGACGCCGAGATCGTCACCACCGAGGACACCATCGCCACGCTCGAGGCGCTCTAGCCCGAGAGGAGCGGCCGTGCTGCTCACACTGCTGCAGTCACAGGGATCGACACCGCCCGAGCCGCCGCAGGACGATCCCGGCAGCGGCAGCCGCACGTATGTCGGCATCGCCGGCAGCCCCCGCCGTCGCACCGTCGACGAAGAACTAGAGGCGATCCTCGCCTCGCTCCTACTGCTCACCTGAGGAGGTGCTCACATGATGATCGACGAACGCGGCACTGGCCGCCAGATCCGCCACTACGACCTGACCGACTTCGAGTTCCGCGAGGGCGGCGACAACGGCTACACCTTCGAGGGCGTGGCATCGGTCGTCGACGCGCCCTACACGGTCCATGACATGTTCGGCACGTTCACCGAGACGATCGCCGCCGGCGCCTTCACCAAGACGCTGCGCGACTCCAAGGCCGACGTGGCGCTGTTCATCAACCACGATCACAAGGGCATCCCGCTTGCCACCCGCTCGGCTGGCACGTTGCGCCTGGTCGCCGACCCGGACCTGCGTGTCTCGGCCGAGCTCGACCCGGCCCGCAGCGACGTGCAGAACCTGCGCAGCGCCGTGACCCGTGGCGAGATGCGCCAGATGTCGATCGGCTTCACCGTGCCCAAGGCGCGAGACAAGTGGAACGACGACATGACCGAGCGCACCATCAAGGAACTCCAGCTGTTCGAGGCGTCGGTCGTGTGGCAGGGTGCCAACCCGTACACGTCGGGGTCGATGCGTTCGTTCGACGAGATGCTGGCATCGCTCACCGATGCCGAAATGACCGACGACGAGGTGCGTCGCGCACTGGCCTTCTTCGAGGCCCGCCTGCCGCAGCCACCCGTCGACACCTTCGCCGACCGTGACCGGATGGACCGGGAACGGCTCGAGCGCAAGCGTCTGTTGCGCCCTGCGCTGACCTGACGCTGCACCTGCGACCCGCTCCCCACGCCGCACGCCGCCGCAAGGCACCTGCACCTGACGAGAACGTCGCGACACCCAACCCCCTGTTGGACGGCCCACCCCGGGCACGTCGCACACCCTCCCGAAAGGACACCACCCACGATGGACATTCGTGCACACGTCGAGAAGCTGAACGAGAAGCGCCTTCGGGCGTGGGACGCTCAGAAGGCTGAACTCGACAACACCGCAGGCCGTGAGCGCACGGCCGAAGAGCAGGCCCGCATCGAGCGGATGGACGCCGAGATCGACGATCTCGACAACGAGATCCGTGAGTACGTGATGCGCGAGCGTCGCGAGAGCGAGGCCGCCCAGTTGCGCGAGGCTCAGGCCCGCGTGTTCAGCAGCGACCCCGGCGTCGCCACCCCGCAGCAGGCCGTCAACGAGCTCCGCTCGTTCCTCGACGCCTGCATGCGTGGCGAGAAGGTCGCCTTCGAGGTCGACATCCGCTCGGCCGCCAAGGAGCGCGAACTGCTCCGCCAGGGCGCATCGCCGATGGAACTGCGTGACCTCGCATGGGACACCGGCTCGGCCGGTTCGCTCGTGCCGACCACGCTGGCCCGCACCCTGTACGAGTACATGGAAGCGTCGAACGGCATCTTCCGTGCGCCGACGACCAAGCTCAACACCACCTCGGGCGAGCCGCTCGACCTGCCCCGTGTGAGCGCTCATACGATCGGCACGCTCGTCGTCGCTCAGGGCACCGCCATCGGCGGCACCGATCCGACCTTCGCCCGTACCCGCCTCGACGCCTTCAAGTACGGCGCCCTGGTGGTCGTGGCATCCGAGGTCGTCACCGACTCCGGCATCGACATCGAGGGCTTCCTCGGCCGCAACATCGGCCGTGCGCTCGGCCGTGTCATCGCCACCGACCTCGTCGCTGGCTCTGGCTCGGGTCGCCCCAACGGCATCATGACCGCCCTCGTCGGCTCGGGCACCATCGCCACCGGTGGCTCGCTCATCACGCCGACGGTGGAGAAGCTCATCGACCTGCAGTACAGCGTCAATGACGAGTACCGCAGCTCGCCTGACGCCGCATGGCTGATGAACGACTCCACGGCCGGCACGCTGCGCAAGCTGCGTGACGGCGCAGGCGGCACCATCGGTGCCTTCCTGTGGCAGCCGTCGCTCACCAACGGCATCATCAACGGCCAGCCCGACCGCCTGCTCGACAAGCCGGTCTTCACCGACCCGAACGTCGCCGCTGCCGGCTCGAACAACAAGACGGTCGCCTTCGGTGACATGTCGGCCTACTACGTGCGCACCGTCGGCAACCCGGTCATCGAGCGGGACGACAGCCGCTACTTCGACTCGGACGAGATCGGCTTCCGTGGCAAGTGGCGCGTCGATGGCGACCTGCTCGACACGGCCGCCGTGAACGTCATGAAGCAGAGCGTCTGACCTTCCAACGCTTCCAGCGTTGACGATCTCCCGGGCAGGAGAAGCGCCAGGTGCCGCGGCGCCCCGCTCTCCTGCCCGGGGGCCATACCCCATACCCCACCCCCTGCCCGGAGGAACCATGCCCATTCACCGCATCCCTCGCGCCACCATGCACGAGGACTTGCACGCCGTCGAACGAGACGGCGAGCAGGTCGTCTCCGTCGCCGCCGACGGTCCCGAGTTCGTGCTCGTCGGCACCATCACCGTCGGCCAGCGTCTCGAGTACCGCACGCACGCCGCCCGGGTGGGTGCTGCATGAAGTTCTTGATCCATGCCAACTCGCCCGACTCGCCCACCGGCTACGGCGTGCAGTGTCGACACCTCGTCACCCGTCTCAAGCGAGACGGCCACGACGTCGCCGTCGCCTGCACCTACGGCCATCAGATCGGCGTCAAGCAGTGGCCGACGCCGTACGGGCCGGTCACGCTGTACCCGTCTGGTCGGCTGGAGAACTCGATCGACATCTTGCGCGGCCACGCCGAGCACTTCTTCGAGGGCGACCTGTCGTCGGGCTGGATCATCCCGCTGACTGACGTGTGGGTGCTCGGTCGGGTGCCGATGGATGACCTCAAGGTGCTCGCCTGGACGCCGGTTGACCACTTCCCCGCACCGCCGGCCGTGGTCAAGTTCTTCCACCGCTCCGGCGCGACCCCGGTGGCGATGTCACGGTTCGGTGAGCAGCAGCTCATCGAGGCCGGGCTCGACCCGCTGTACGCCCCGCTGGCCGTCGACACGGCCGACTACAAGCCGACGACGCACCTCGAGATCAACGGCGAGACGCAGGACGCCCGCACAGTGTTTGGCATCCCGCAGAACGCTTTCGCCGTGCTGATGGTCGCCATGAACAAAGACCCGAAGGACCGTAAGGGCTTCAATGAAGCCTTCCGGGCCTTCGGTGCGTTCTGGAGAGAGCACCAGGACGCCGTGCTCGTCGTCCACTCCGACCGGTTCGGCATGGACGGCAGCGGCATCGACCTCATCGAACTCGCCAAGCACGCAGCCATCCCGGTGCACGCGCTGATCTTCACCGACGCCTACGCCCACCGCATCGGCTTCTCGCCGAAGATGATGGCGGCGCTCTACAGCAGCTGCGACGTCCTGCTCGCTCCGAGCCGGGGCGAGGGGTTCTGCGTGCCGATGATCGAAGCGCAGGCGTGCGGAACGCCCGTCATCGCTTCCGACTTCTCGGCGCAGAGCGAACTGATCGGCTACGGCTGGTCCGTCACCGGCCAGTTGGAATGGGATGCGCCGCAGTCGGCGAGCTACCTGTGCGCATCGACCATCGACGTGTACCACAAGCTCTGCCAGGCGTACGAGGCGCCGAACCTGCCGCAGATCGCCCAGGCGAGCATCGGCTTCGCTGCCAAGTACGACGTCGAGAAGGTCTGGGCGTCGTACTGGCAGCCGCTGCTCGCCAACCTCGAGCCGCAGCCGCCGGCCGCTGACAAGCCGCCGATGGAGCGGTGCGACGTGATCGTGCCGCTGATGCGTGACGCCAACCGTGACCGGTTCGAGTTGTCGCTGTGGGCAACGGCACCGGCGACGGTGCGGATGCTCGTCGGCGAGGAAGGCAAGACCTACGCCGAGAACGTGAATGACTGTGTCCGCAAGTCGTCGGCCGACTGGGTGCTGATCGTCGGTGACGATTGCGAGTTCACGCCTGGATGGTTCGAGGCTGCGCAGGCGCTCACCGACCGCTTCGACGTGGTCGGCACCAACGACTCCGAGGCTGGCCGGGTCCGCAACCCGGCGGTCGCCAACGGATCGCACGCCGATCACTTCCTGATTCGGCGCAGCTACATCGACGACGAGGGCTCCACCCTTGACGGCCCCGGCGTGGCCATCTCCGAGGTCTACCGGCACTGGTACTCCGACAAGGAGGTCATCGAACTCGCCAAGGCGCGAGGCGTCTACGGCCATGCCCACGACTGCCGGGTGATTCACCACCACCCGGGCTACGAGGGCAACGAAGCGGCACGCGAGGCCGACCCGATCTACATGGCCGCAGTCGACGCCAGCGAGGCCGACCGCAAGACGTGGATGAGCCGGGTGCCGATCATCGCTGGCTACAAGGCGGGCCGCAAGTGACCCGCCCGAAGGTCATCGACGCCTTCCCGTTCAACAACGAACACGACATCCTCGAATGCCGCCTGGTCGAGCTGTACGACTCGGTCGATGCGTTCGTGCTCGTCGAGGCCACACGGGACCACCAGGACCACGCCAAGCCGCTGTGGTACGCCGAGCACGCCGAACGGTTCGCCCCCTGGGCAGACAAGATCGTGCACGTCATCGTCGACGAGGGCGAGATGCCGAGCAAGGCGCAGGACAACGATCCCTGGGCACGTGAGCACGCCCAGCGAGAGTTCATCGGCCGAGGGCTGGCACGGCTCGACCTGAGCGATCACGACGTGATCCTGCAGTCCGATGTCGACGAGATCCCGAGGGCGTTGCACGCTCGCAACTGCCGCCCGCAGGGGTTCTGGTCGTTCGGCCAGCGAGGGCACTTCTGGGCCGTTGACTGGCTCTATGGTCACACGTGGTACGGCACCGTCGCCGCCACGGTGGGCCACCTCGCCAAGTTCCCCGAGGCGCGCCGGTTCTCCTACATGCGTGACGTGCGGATGACGGCACTGTGCCCGCCACACCTGCAGGACGCCGGCTGGCACCTGTCTTGGCTCGGCGGGCCGGAAGCAGCGATCCGCAAGGTTGGCAGTTTCTGCCATCCCGAGGTCGAGGATCAGATCCGAGACGGCCTCGAGCGCGACACGTTCTACCGTAACGGCATCCACGTCGACGGCACGAAGATGACGCCCGTCGACGTCGACGACACCTGGCCGAGATGGATCGTGGAGGGCCACGCCCCGGCGTCGTGGTATCGGCCCCGATGAGCGCCGACCCGTTCGGCGAGGAATGGTTCAGCGAGGCGTCGCAGCGGGCGGTCGCCGACCTGGCGCGCAGCGTCGCCGACGTCCCCGGCCTGATCGTCGAGGTCGGATCGTGGGCCGGTCGCTCGACGTGCGCACTGGCCAAAGCGATCAACCCTCGCCCGCTCCACGCTGTCGATACCTGGGCCGGTTCGCCCGGCGAGATCAGCAGCACCCTCGCCGCCGAGCGTGACGTGTTCGCCCAGTGGCAACGCAACGTTGACGAGTTCACCGACGGCAACGTGATCGCTCACCGGATGGGCTGGCGAGAGTTCTTCGCTGGCAACGTTGCGCCGCTGGCGTTCGTGTTCATCGACGCCGAACACACCGAGGCCGAGGTGGCCGACAACATCGCCGCCGTACTGCCCTGGCTTGCCGAGGGCGGGATCATCTGCGGCGACGACGTCATGCACCCGCCGGTCCGTCAGGGCATCGCCCGGCACCTTCGCCCGGTCGATGTCCAGGTGGAGATCGGCACGTCTGTCTGGTGGTGGAAGCGATGAACCTGCTCGACCTGCAGTACGCCGAGGCGTGCAAGACGCCATCGGACATCTACCTGCACCTTCCTCGGATGGTGCAACTCGTCGAACAACTCGACGCCCAGCACGTACTCGAACTGGGTTCCCGGTCGGGCGTGTCGACGATCGCCTGGCTGCACGCATTGCAGCGCACCGGCGGTCGGCTCACGTCGGTCGACCTGGACGCAGCACCGGCCATCGGTGAGCACGACAACTGGACCCACATCCAGGGTGACGACACCGACCCGGCACTGGTGGCGGCGCTCGACCCGGTCGACATCGTGTTCATCGACACAAGTCACCTGTACGACCACACGGTGCAGGAGTTGGCGATCTACCGCTGGCTCGTGCGTCCCGGCGGCGTCATCTGTCTGCACGACACTGAGCTACCGACGCCCGAAGGCGCACCGCCCCGGCCGCTGTACCCGGTGAAGAAGGCGGTCACCGAGTTCATCGCCGAAACCGGCTGGCAATGGCACAACTTCCCTGACTGCTGGGGGTTTGCCGTGATCCGAGTTCCTGAGGAGTGACATGGCCATTATTCACGGATATTGCACCCTCGTCGAGCTCAAGCCCGAGCTGCGAATCCCGTCGGCCGACACCGACGACGACACCCGGCTCGAGGTGGCCATCGCTGCAGCGTCTCGCCAGATCGACGCCCACTGCGGGCGTCGGTTCTGGCAGGACTCGATCGTGCATACGCGCGAGTTCTACGCCAACGACCACCGACGCTGCGAGGTCGACGACATCTCGACCGTGAACACTTTGGTCGTCGAGGTCGACGACGACGACGATGGCGTATTCGAGACGACGCTGACCATCTCGACCGACTTCATCCTGCGGCCGCTCAACGCCTTCGACCGGGTGCCGGTATGGCCGTACGACGAGATCGTTCTCGTCGATGCGATCAACGGCAACTTCCCGATGTCGCAGTCGGGCCGACCTGGTGTGCGCGTCACGGCTCGCTTCGGCTGGCCA